TCCTCTTTCTTTTCTCCGGAGACGATCATATCGAACCACTTCTTTTTTATTGGCAGTGTTAGCATCGCCCTCCACCCTCTTTCTCTTTCAGATATTTTTCGCATTTCCGGTATATTTCCGAATTGAACTCTTTCCTCTCGTGTTCGTAGGAACTGTACTCTGCCGGACTGCATCCAACAATCTGCGACATTTTCATCATTGTTATTTTGGCATCTTTCCTCAGTGCTGCAATATAGCCTGCATACATTCCCTTCTGACCGTTCAAGTTCTGAATCTTGATTCTTTCCTTGACTGCCTCCGACTCTGCAAATCTCTTCACTTGATAAACCTCGCACTGCTCATTTTTGCAATCGAACAGGCATCCGTGCCTGCCCTTTGGTCCATCAAAAAACCCTGCCACGTATTTCGTAGGTTCTTTGCAGGAATTGCATTTTGCATTCACCACCATACGTCAGTCCTCCCTTGGTTTATCTAGCAATTCCGTATGTTTCAATAAGCACTTCTTGCATCCGTTCTCTCTGAAACCATACGGGCATTTAACTTCAACCGGGATCGGGCAGAAATGACACTCTTTGAGGATGTATTCTGCCAGTTCGTTTTCTCTCTTCCTTCCGGCAATAATTTTGGCATTCGCCGAATCCAGTCTGTTATCTACGTGACCGATAAAATCAGCCATCATTCTCATGGTTTCCTTGCAAAACTCTTCGTTGATTTTATATTCTTCCGGCGTGAAGTCATGCAAGAACAGGTCTATCCTTCTCTTTAATTCGTTTTTGTTTTTAATGTCCATCGCTCAACACCTTCTTTCTATCTCGTGCTGCAGACCGGAACATCATTAACAGCATTTCCGACACTGGCCTGCTTCTATCTTTTCTCTTTGCCTTCTTGATTGCTTTGAGGTCGTACCACTCGCCCCTGTAATTCATTCCGTCCGGAACATACACGCCTACCTGGTATGGAATTTCTCTCTTGATCTGCTCGTACACTTCTTCCGGCATCACATAGTAATTGTAGTCTCCCAGGAAGTTGTGACCGTTCTTCGAGTGAAAATCCTCTACCGAGGACTTAACCTCGTAGCAGTAGAAGTCTCCCTTCTCTATGCCGGACACTGTATTGTTTACCGGCTTGAATTTCATAAAATCCACCCGCACCGCATTCGTAGTGGCGTAGTCGAAAGTCACTTCCCTGGCCCAGTAAATTCTCGGATCATTGTTCGGGCAGATGTGCCGCTGGATTGAGAGCGACAACATCGCCGTGATTTCCGGTCTGCTATTCATCTTCCTGCACCTCCTCTGTTGGTATTCCTGCGTAATTCAACGCCTGCTCATATGTCATGCCGTGATTTTTTATCTGCAGGCAGCCCTCGCACATTCTCCTGTGCTTATCGTTATCAGATGTTCTCAACCGCTGCAATCTATTCGGCACAGGCTCTAGGTGGCACCCGAAGCCACACACGCAACATCCGGTTCTCTGTTCTCCTGTAAAGTACCAGTTGCCTTTCTTGTCCTGGTATGGCGTTCCATACACGCTGCAGATCGGAATGCGCTGCTCCACCGCATACTGGATAACCTCATTCTTCGGCCAAAATCCCATAGGTTGGCTCTTTATTGTGTGACCGTCGTACACATTACATCCCGTGTGGTTGTACTGGTTCTCTCTTCTGAAACTCTCGTCCTGCGTTATACCGATAAATGGTTGTCTGCCTGTCTCCTTGACATACCTCTTGAACGGTTCTTTTTTTAGTGCCTCGCAGCAATACTCCGAAATATCTGCAGGCATCTGTTCCGTGTCCGTCAAATACTGCCACTTCTTCGCCAGCATTCCGAATTTTCCTCTCTTATCTCCGTTGAGCAAGTAGTTTCTGTATTTCTCGCTGAGCTTTCCATGTCTCAGTTTTCTAATCTTTCCTGCTGTATCTTTGCTTGTAATCGGAAATCCTTTGTTTTCACACACCCACTTAAAACTATGCTTCGGCCAGATCACTACCAACTCAATATCGAGTTCCGGGAACTGTTCTTTGAGCCATTCCGTATATGTCTTAACAAACTCTCTGATTTCCGGAAATTCCGTCCCGGTGTCCGCAAACACCAAGGGAATTTTACCGGTCAATTTATACTTTCTGTACGCCTGGCACACTATGTACGCCAAGACTGTACTATCCAGTCCGCCGCTGAATGATATGTAAACCTCTCCGTACCAATAATTCCACCACTGATATACTCTTACCATAGAGAATGACGGCTTCATTTCATACGGCTGGTACTTCATGCTCTTGAAGCTATCCTTTGGAAACTTCAAATCTTCTTCTAACAAATACACCTATTTCGCACCTTCTTTTTTCACATATAATTCGCTGGTCCCTTCAACAGCACTCTTCTCTTCATCGTTCGGGTACTGGAAACCATATAATTCCAGGACCTTGTAAAATGCTTTTACCTTTTCGCCTTTCCCGGTACTGTACGTGTAATTCCACTCTACCAGGTCTGCATCCGCAACCATTGCCGATACCATGCAAAGCAGTTTGTGAAGTACACTGAGTCCTTCCATTTTCTTCTCTGCTGCATCCACTTCATCCTTCTGTGCTTCGTAGCACTTGCACCCTAAGAAGAACTCCTTCAATGTGTTATGCCCTGTGAATGTTTCCCAGTCCATCATCTGCTCGAACAGCTCTGCCTCAATCTTGCTTTCATCTGTCACCTTCGGGATTCTTCCGGATAAAATGCCTTCGATGAACGCCTTTCTCGTATTGGCAGCCTCTTTCAGAATTGCCTTGATCTGCTTCTTGTTACGCATATTCTGCTTTTTGGCTTCCTCTTCCGGCGTAAGCACCTTCTTTTCCTTCTTTTTCTTACGGATCACGTACAATGTTCCATATCTTTCCAGGTAAAACATCGGCTCGCCGTTGTCATTGAACTTCATCGTCTTAGGTGGTTCCTTATCCAGGCTATAACTTTCCATGCGTTCCCACTTGTCTGTGTAAAATTCGTCGTCTGCCTCCTTTGGTGCTTTCTTCAATCCCAACTTCTTCATCATCGCCACATAGAGCTTCATATTCTCCTGGCGTTTCTGCTCCTTCTGAGCATTGATTGCACGTCTCGCAAGGTCTCGGGAATCTGTGGACTCCTTCAAAATCTTATTTCTCGCCTTGATGTCTTTGATCTTTTCCAGCTCGTACATATCCGTAAGTGTCAGCTGGTAGCCATCCTGCCGCTCCTTCTCCATCAATGTCTTGGAGTCCAGCTTCGCAATGTTCAAGCGGTGCCTAATCGTTTTCTTGCTGAAACCGGTCTTTTCTGCAATCGTGTCCTCTGTCTCTCCCAGGTCAAGCATCATCTGAAATCCCTGTGCCTGCTCCCAAATTGTCAAATCGCCACGTTGCATATTTTCTTCCAGCATTGTCGATACCTGCTCTTTATGAGTCATTCCCTCCACAATTCTGCAAGGCGCTTCTGTAATTCCCGCCAGCTTTGCCGCCGCACTTCTTCTGTGGCCGATGATTGCAATGTACTCCCCCGGCTCTCCTTCTTTCGGAATGACTGTCAAGTTCTGCAGGATTCCATTCTTCTTGATGGATTCTGCCAGCTCGGTCAAATCTCCCAGGTCTTTTCTCGGGTTATCCGGATGCGGGTGTATATGTTCCAATCCAATATTCACAATTTCTTTAGCTTCCATGTCTTATCCTCCTAAATGCGTATTCTTCAATCCATAAATTTCGTATTTGCGAGTCTCCTGGGTAAAAAAATTACCCTGCTTCTTTTTGAAGCAATTTCAGCAGCGGATGCCACGGTCTTGTGCCACGGATGCGTCCGATGATTTTCTTCAAGTCACACTCAGACTTCTCGATCTTGACATACCCCTTGTACTTGCCTACGTTTCGCTCATTTACCGGTCTGTCGTGAAATCCGTCCGTAATCATAAATCTGTCCGGGCGTTCCTCATTCTCATTGAATGCCACGTAATGCTTGTTGCCGTGAGCGTAATACCCAACGATCACCATATTGCCTACCTCCCTTCGTATCTGTCGTGAATTGCTATCGGGTAGCTGATCCCTGTAATCTCCTTAAATCTGCTGTCTGATGTATAGAGAAAATTGCCGCCCATCATGTACCAACGCTTTCTGCAGTATGCAGGCTTGCAGTCAATGTACTCTTTACCCATAACATCTCGTCTCTCTATGTACACGCACTGTCTAATGTCCTCCGGCTCAAAAGGTCCTTTCTGTGCTGCCAGGACGTATAGCTCTCTTTGGTATGAAGATATTCCGTCATTGGTACATTCGCCTAATGGGTTTCTATACACTTCTGCCCTCAAGCAACTTTCAACCTCGTAGTTGGATCGCATCCAATCCAGGACTTCGTCTCTGTGCTTACATCCGCTCCATATCTCGCCCATAAATACCAGCTCATTATCAAATTTCTGCACCACATATACATCGTCGCCTGCCTGCTTTACCGCCTGTAGCTGAATGTATTCCTTAGTGTCCGGGTCGAATGCCACTTTCTTCTCGCAGTTCTCGGCTTTCATAACCCCTCTGACCTTATGAGTGCCAATGAACTGATCCAGTTTCTTCTCTGCATATCCTTCCGGAATATCCTCTTCATTTACTGCCACGTCTCCGTGTTCCTGGACTCCGTATTTATTGGAAATCTCGCACCAGGTACCTTCCAAGTTCAGTACAAATCCTTCTTTCTCAATTCTCATTTTCCTGCGCCTCCTTTTCTGCTTTGATTGCCGCTATCTTCACATAGTCCGGAATGTGAAAACCATTGATGATATTCACTGCCTGCAGTTCCGTCAAATCGCACCTGGCCTGCAGCTCTTTTCGTAACTCTCTTCTTTTGCCAATGTCCTGCAATCCGTTTGCTGGCAGAAGCATTGCTCTCTTTCTGTACTCATTCGCTATCTCTCGTGTCAGAGTTTCCACTAACTCACCCTCTCCACGTAGTCCACGCAATTCTGCTGGATCTTCTCGTCCTTGCAGAACCCCTCCCAGCATTCCTGCAGGTCTTTTAAGTTCTGAGCGTCGAACTGTGTCTCGTCTCCATCATTAAAACCGATATTGTAGACACCTCCACCCGATGTAACAACTCCTGTCGCCGCTTTTGCTAATGTCATTTCTGCCCTGCTCCTTTCTTTAATGCGCAGAGCGTGCACGCCGCTCCATCTAACTTACTTTTTTCAATTACTCCGGCATCCTCGGGTCTCTTCCAGCAAGGATCGCCGCATACCGGACAGTTGACTTTCTCCCATCCAGGTTTTCCTTCCGGACAGTTTTCTAATCGTGGCATACACAACCACCCGCCTCTATCGTTTGGTTTTCTCGGTTCTATCTTCATTCCTTTGCCTCCATTTCCTCCAATTCACGGATCACGCTTCTTACTGCCGATTTTCCGTTTGCATTGAGATGCCTCTGCCATGCTCCAACGGAAGGTGCCCATCTAAAACCGTTGTGTTTTAACACATCTCTTACTTCCGGCTCAGGCTTGTCCTCAAAGAACAACTGAACTCTCATTGCATCCGTATCTTCCTTGACCTTGAAAAACTTATTCTCGCTTTCCTGGGTTCCTTTGGACTTTGTTTCCTGCAGGCTCTTAATTCTTCCTTCCAGTCTGCGGATGTTGGCGTTGTTGTTCGTCAGCGCATAATCCGGGAAGCCAAGTCTGCCACAAAAATCCGGAGTTCTAAGGTCCTTGATCTGCTCGTCTGTGTAGCCCGTATTTCGGAGAAGTTCGTCTCCTTTCTTCGTGTCCTTTAATCTGATTGCCTTATTAGCTTCCTTCATCTGCTCCTGGATTTCTCTTAACTCGTCCACTTTCTCCTGCAACTTTTCGATTGCATTCTCGTCGCTCGACTTGATAACATCCTTGCCGTAGAAGATGCTCTCAATCTTATGCAGGATTCCTTCCACCTGCTTGTAGTCCTCGTGGTTCTTATCCCAGGCTGCGACCTGCTTCTCCTTCTTCTTTACCGGGAAGTTGCCTGCTCCGGAAATCATCACGGACGGGCACATCATGCCGATCTGAATATCCTTGTTGATGTTCTGAGCCAGTCGTCTCGAATATCTCTCGCAGAGCTTCGACACTCTTTCCTCTTCGGTTGGTCTTGCCTCGATTACCTTCTCTGCCAGCTCGTATGCCTTATCGACCTGTGCCTTGTAACCAGCAGTCTTGCTCCCGGTCTTATACTCGCTGAATGACATCATATCGTTTGCCGTCTTTGCTCCGGCCTCATTGATGCTGAAATACACTCTTTCCATTACGCCACCTCCAAATACTCACCGATTTTCTCAATGTCCAGCTTTACTACCGGATATGTGCAGTAACCGTTTCTTACCATTCTGCCGGTAGCCTGCCCAAAGCCGTGTTGCTTGATAAACTCCATCGCCCAAGGGCAATTATTCGTGTCGATCACTGTCTCGTCCTCTGCAAGTCCGCTTCCTGTGATGCATACCGTGATTCTTGCAATAGGTCCGTCCTCGTTGTTCCAAATCTCGATTGCCCTGCTGTTATCTGCCTGGTATCTCGCCACCTGCAGGAAGCAGTTCTTGTAAACCGCCCACTCTGTCCTAACCTCTAATAATGCCATATTACTTCGTCTCCTTTCCTGTGATGATATCGAATGCCTCTTTGAGGGTTGCCAGTTTTCTTTCTGCCTCGGTCGCTCTCTTGAGTAATTCCTCAATTTCTCCCGCAGCCTTATTTCTCATCAATCCCATCTGAGCATTCATGCTATTAAGAGCCAGTCCATCATCTGAAATCTGCTTTTTAAGTTCATTAATCTTTGTGCAATACTGAGCATCCATTCTGTCGTAGTCATTCTTCTCTTTTACAAGTTCTGCCTCGAGTTCCTCGATTCTTCTCGCACGGAGTCTCATCAGTCTCTGAATGCCACCTTGCTTTTTCCATGTCTTGCAGAACTCGTCTTTGTCGATGTCGCATCCCATGTATTCTGCTTCAATTTCTCTGTATTCTGCCTCGGTCGGCTCAAACCCTGTTCTCTCGATAAACTCTGATTTCATCATATCTGTTACCCTCCTACGCCATCTCTAAAATTCTCTCTACGTCTGATCTTCTCTGACGCATCATCAACATTGCTGTCACTTTGTCAATCTGACCGGAAGTGAGGCTTACGATGAAATCTGCCACCTGGTTGTGCATCTTATACACTTCCTGGTACATTCTGTCTGCCTCAGCCTCGTAGCTGTTTGACTTTTCCATATCCAGGTGTTCTTCTTCCATCCAATACTCTGACTGGTTCTCGGCTTCTTCCATTTCAGCCTCTAACACTCTTAACTTCTTTAATACTTCCTTCATACAAATACGCTCCTTTCAAATTTGCGAACTGTGTTTCACGTGAAACACTCATTTGCGAGTTCTTTGGGTAAAAAAATTTCTATGCTGCCTCTCTAATGTCGATCAGTTTGTCTATCCCTGTGTAAACACAGTCGCCAGTTGTGAATACCAAGCCATCCCATCTTACGTACTTGACTGTCTCTACCTTGTTGCCTGCTTCGTAAGGTGTGTACCACTCTACAACCACCGTCTTTCCGTCCGCAAGCATCTTTTCTATCTTCTCAACATCTGCCATTCTAAAAACCTTCATACCGACTACCTCCATCGCTTTAAGTATTGTTTGATTATGTATATATTATACTTCGCAACTGCGTATTTGTCAATAGGTTTACTTCTAATTTGCGTATTTTATCAAAGTTTTTTTACAACAATTTCGTAACCGAGAGCTGCTACCATCTTTGAGAAGCTGTCGTATCTCATGCTCTTAGCGTTTCGATTGAGAGACTGGCTGATGTTCTGTCTCGTAATTCCCATCCTGTCTGCTAAATCCTGCTGGGTCATTTTCTCTCCGTCCAGGATGCAGCGGATCGTCTCCTCTGCATTCGCCGCTTTAATCTCCATTTGTTTTTCTCCTTTTCTTCTGTCTGACTGTTACTCTTGCCTTTGCGACCAGCACGCCGGTCTTTGTTCTTTCCGGATCAGCGAACCTTAACCGGCTTCTGTTCATTTCCAGGTTCTCTGCATTGTTAATCAGCACCAGGTTTACTATATCGCAGTTATCCTTGTTTCCGTCCAGGAACGATACCATCTTACCTTCGGGGACTGGTCCGTTGTGTTCTTCCCATACTACCCTATGAACAAACTCGAACCTTTCCCATTGTGGACCGGTTTCTTTAACCTTCCGGATAAGATAACCGTCTGTCGTATGTGTGTACTCGCCTACTTCCATGTGGTTTGCCGGGACATCGCCTTTCTTAAACATCGTCGCCCTGCACTTCTCATATTGCTCTTGGCTCATTGGCTTTCCCTTGTTGGCTGGAACGTGTCCTTTTTCAAACCTGCAGTCAACGCCACTGATGATGTCATGGTTCTTCTTGTATGCCTTGCACTGCTTCTCACTGAACTCTATTTCAAAATGTGCTGACACCAGTTCTGCAATTTCTTTCGTCTTTCTCCCTGGTGCAATACTCCGGATGTAGCTTTCCATTCCTTCCGGATATTTGAGGGAGTACCCCTTCGGGACTCCGCCGGTGGTGCCGCTCTTTATGCCGTACCTGTTCTTCGCACCCTTTATAGCTGCATCAGAAAATGTCATTCCGTACTTCTTATCGAACCCCTGCTGATTTATCAGCTCTGTAATCTGTTTCGTGGTTCTGCCCGGAACATTCTCATGCAACCAAGCGATCACTTCTTCGGGCCAGCCTCTCATTTATGGTTTGCCCCCCCGCATGAACTTCGAGCATTTCCGGAACTGCTTTCTGTCTCTCATACCCATACTCGTCCATGTGCTTCATCGCCTTGTACTGCAACTCTCCATTTTTGATGATCTGCTCGCTGATGTCGCATATAGCGTCGGTTCTCTTTAACTCGCTTTCCAGCTCCTCTCCTGTCAGATCATCGTCTCCCAGCTTTTCCAGCTGAGCGAACAGGTGGTTATTCAAGTCTCCTAATGTATTCTTCATATTGCCATCTCCTTCCTTGCTTCGTCTACCGCCAACTCCATCGTTGTATTGAACGGCGTGTTGCAGTCCTCCATCTTATCGAATAATTCGACTGCCTTCTGCAGGAACTCTTCGCTGTCTACCAGTTCCTCGTACTTTTCTTCGTCCAGGTTTTCGTTTTCATACAATCCCTGCAGATAATTCTTTACGTCCTCAGTTCTGTCGCTCTCACTCATTGCTCTGCTGATTTCACCCATAAGTGACTCGCTAATTACTGCAGGCTCTTCTGTGATGTAGAACCTTGCATTGCCGCTGATGCCTCCGCTGATTTCGTACCTGGTGTCTGTATGTTCTTCCATCAGAATGCTACCTTCAATGCTCACATACTCCTTTGCCTGGGTGTCTGCTATCTGATCCAGTCTATCAATCAGCTGCTTCTCATCGCTGGAAATCGCAACCACAGTTACCCCAATGTCGTCCGAGCATTCCCAGCATCCAGCTAACACAAATAAATTTACTGTTTTATTCATCATTTGCCTCCTTCCAGTCGCTTGCAATCTCTGCGACCGTTCTCTCCAAAATCTTGAACTTCTCCGGATCAATCCAACTTGGTATCTCTCCTTTTCTTACTCTCTCCTGGTATCGGTTCAAACACAGCTGCTTTGCCAGTACTGGTCTGCCTATTGGAACGAACACGCCTCTCTGCTTGTCCCAGGCAAATGCTCCGTACTCCACATTTTCAACTGCAGCTTTCATAGCCTCTACTGCCGCATCCAGTACGTCCAGTTCTACCGGGCCAGGTGGTATCTCTTCAATGTTCCGGATATTGTGCAGGTACGTTTCCAGTACCGCCGCATTTTCTCTGAGCGTCATTCGTCCTCTTCCTCCTCTTCTACCGGATGCCAGTGATACTTGCAATCCGGATTTTCGCATCTACCATTCCACATCGTACTGCCACATTCCGGGCAGGTGATCGCCTCGTATGGTCCTCCACCTAGCATCTGATCCACTCCTTTCTACAAATACGAACAGCCGTACCTCTTTCGGAAGGTTTCTCTACCGCCTTTATGAATAATCTGCTTTACTTCGCCTTCCTTTCGGTCCGCATCGATTATTCGTGCAAATTCGTCCGCCTTCTGCAGGGCGTATTCCTTTTCCCAGGCCAGCTGTCCGATAATCTTTGACATTCTCTCTGCCATAGGGTTTCCGTGTATTCTCTTTAGGATTTCTCCCATATTGTGACAGTCGTTACATACCGGCACTTTCAATCCGTCTTTCTCACTCAGTTCTCTACCGGCGGTGCCGAACACCAAATGATGCTCGGCTTCCGACGGTCTGCCGCAGATAAAACAGATTTCCGGATAGTCTGTCACTATTCCTTTGCTCACCTCTTACACCTACTTTCTGTTTCCAACTCCAACGATTACCAAGAACGTAAATACCAC